ATTAAATATGATGATTGGGATAGGTGGCAGAAACCAACAAGCACTAATCCTTTAGTACCGCTTGAAGAATTAAAAATAGCTAAACGTGAAATAGGTAGTTTTCTTTATAGTCAAGAATACGAAGCTGAATTTATTGAACAAACAGGCGGATTGTTTAAGCCCGAATACTTTAAGTATTACAAGAGAGATAGCTATTCAGATTATGACGATAGCGGTTACTTAGAAGAAAAAGAGGTTTTAAGGTTTGGGGATAAAGAAGTTAATCTAAAAGATTTGAACATAATTACAACTGTTGACCTAGCTACTTCTACTAAAGAGTCTGCTGACTTTACTGTTGCTTGTACTATTGGTGTAGATAAAAACCAAAATATATTTGTACTTGATGTTGTTAGGCAAAAACTTGAAGCCCCAGACGTATTGAAGCTTTTACAAGCTGTATATGATAAATGGAATCCAAGTGTAATGGGCGTTGAGTCTGCTGGTTATCAACTTGCATTAATTCAAATGGCTAAAAGACAAACTACATTACCGATAGTAAGATTAAAAGCAGACAAAGATAAATTTAGTAGGGCGCTACCGCTTTCCGCCAAAATGGAGAATGGTTTAGTGCATTTTTCTAACGATTCTTTGTGGTATAGTGATTTAGAAAAAGAGATGTTGCAATTTCCCGCTGGAGAGCATGACGACCAAGTGGACGCACTTGCTTACGGGATATTACAAATAACAGGCAAGAACAGGTTTGTAGCTTATTAAGGAGAATAGAATTTGGCTGAAAGAAGAAGTTTTAGGGACGTAATTTCAAATATTAGGTTTCGTGATAACAGAACTCAGTATAAAAGAAGTACAGGATTTAATTTTTTTCGTGATGATGACAGCGTTTATGGTAGCAATACTTCATATATACAGGGCTACAACACTAGAGCTGGGGATTGGAACATTGAGGGTTTAGGAAATGGTCAATCTAATTCAGCAGTTGTTGCATGTTTACAAGTCTTAGGTGTTTCCTTTTCTGAAGCTGTTCTTGAAGTATGCACTAAAGATGAACACGGCGATAAGCTAACTGTACCTAACCACCCTTTGACTTTGTTAATGAGAAGACCTAATCCTTATATGTCGGGTGATGTTGTTCAGAATTACATAATAAATGCAATGCACGTTTCAGGCGATGCGTATCTTTTAAAGCAAAAAAACAACGTAGGCCAAGTGGTTGCTCTCTATCCTTTAATGCCTGATAACGTTACACCTAAAGGTACTAAAGATGAACTGATTACACATTATGAATATGAAACAGATGAAGAAAAATTTAAAATTGATAACACAGAAATAGTCCATTTTAAATTAGGTCTTAACCCAGCAAATCATAAACAGGGTTTTAGCCCTTTAAAAACTGTTTTACGTGAAATATTTGGAGATGAGTCTGCTGGTCAAATGGCTACTGCTCTTTTATCTAATATGGGTGTACCTAGTGTAATGATTTCGCCTAAAGATGAATTTGGACCAAGCGAAGAAGAAGCTCAACAAATAGCAAAGACATATCAACAAAAAGTAGCTGGGAAAAACAAAGGTAAGCCGTTGGTTTTAAGTGGTGCTATGAATGTTGAAAAGCTATCATTTAGTCCAAAAGATTTAGATATTGGTTTACTAAGGCGTGTACCTGAAGAAAGGGTATCAGCTGTTCTTGGTGTTCCTGCAATTTTAGCTGGGCTTGGTGCTGGTTTAGATAGAGCAACATATTCTAATGCAAGAGAATTGAGAGAATTTTTTACAGAAAATAAATTAATACCTTTATGGAAAATGGTTGCTGAAGAATTAACACAACAAATATTACTTCCTGATTATGAAGCTTCACAAGTTGCTTATGCTGAATATAACTTTTCTGAAGTAAGAGCTTTACAAACTGACCATAATGATTTATTTGAAAGAATGAATATAGGTGTTCAAGGTGGTTGGGTTACTGTTGGCGAAGCACGTCAATCTGTTGGTCTACCAACTGACGATAGCCAAAATTATTATTTACAACCTATGAATGTTGTTAAAGAAAATCAAGACGGAGGTGATGAAGCTGAAGTCGTTATTGATAAGCCAACTGAAACACCAGAAGCAGTTGTTGAATCCGAAGACGATATTGAAAATAGCGCAATGAGTTCTAAAGTAATAAAAAAAATTGAAGACCAATTCTGTGTGATTGCTGAGGATAGTGGTAAGAACATGGGTTGCTATCCTACCCGTGCTTTAGCTGAAAGACGCCTTGAACAAATTAGTATGTTTAGTGATAATCCTAAGCAAAGAGTTGGTAAAGATACATTTACTACATTAGAGGAAGCGCAGAAACGAGCGGAGGAAATTGGTTGTAATGGAACTCACACTCATAATGATGATGACGGTAATACAATCTATATGCCTTGTGCTACTCACATTGAGTACGAAGAACGAATTAAATCAAAAAAAAAATAGGTAATGATTATTATCTATATTTACAAGACGGTAGCAGGGTACACAGCACTTGGTTGGAAGAAGAATGATTAAACAAGTAAGCGAACGCGTAAAGAAAGCATTACAGAAAAAGGTTGATGACCATAACGCTAAACACGGCGACGACGCTAGGAAGCGTGCAACACTTAGAATGTTAATTGCAGTTTTTAAACGTGGCGTAGGTGCTTACAATACTAACCCACCAAGAAGAAGTGATAGACCAACTGTTACTGGTGCTGACCAATGGGCATACGCTAGAGTTAATGCATTTTTGTATGCTTTGCGTACTTTAAAATTTAGAGGCGGGAAGTTTGATACTGATTTGCTTCCCAGCGCTCACCCGTTATCTAGTAAAAGTCTTGCGCAAAAAGGTAAGTATGATGATTTAGATTTTTCTATACCTAAAGGTGCAAAGACAGAAGCTAGGCGTGGTCTTGACTGGGTGAGTGAACATAATAGAGGCGGTACTTCTGTTGGTCGTGGCTCTGCTAGGTATATTCTTAGTAATGAAACTGCGGGTGCAGAAAAGGTTAGACACATTGCTAAATACTTTCCTAGACATGAAGTCGATAAACAAGCACAAGGTTGGCGACCCGGAGAGAAAGGTTATCCAAGTAATGGTCGTATTGCTTGGGCATTGTGGGGTGGCGAAGCTGGTAAAACTTGGTCACAAAAATTAGTACGTGCAATGAACATAAGAGATAAAAAAGAAAAATTTCAAACTGCTGAAGAATTAATTGCAAGAAGAAATGAATTACGCAAATTAAGTTGGGAACAAAGATTAAATCGTTTTAGAACAAAAGAAACAAAAGATTTACTATGGAAAAACTATGATGACCAGCTAGGTAATTGGGATTTTGTTTTAGCTAGTGAATATTATAAATTACTTAGAGGGCAAGTCCGCTTAGTAAATAAACTTATTGCAGAATTAGGTAGTGAATCTTCAGGAATAGTATCTTTAATTGGCTCTGCTCTTGATAGGGAATCTAAAGAAATATGGATTAATGAATTAGAAGATATATATTTTAGTATGATGTTGGACTTTACTTATGAACAGGTTGAAACTCTTTTACCAGAAACATTTAAAATTTCAGATGATAATACAACGTTTAGTCCTGCTGAACAAGAAGCAATACAAAGAGCAAGGCGTAGACGTCCAAGAAAAGAAATAATTGAAAATGGATTTCACCCTAGACGTGCTAGGGGTCAAGCTATTCCTATTGATAGGGCTTCTTATAATCGTGAAGCAATTAAGTTTGTGCAAAATCGTTTAGACAAATACGTACCAGATATGTCAAAGACTATGAAGAAAAACCTAAATACAGCTTTACGTTCTTCTTATGACCAAGCTAATAAACTTGGTTTAACAGGTGCAAAGAGAGAACGCTTTATTGCTAACGGTATTTCTAAATCTTTAGGTAAAAAGAATTTGAATAGAGCTTTATTAATTGCTAGGACTGAGGGCGTTGCTTTAGCTCAACAGGGTCAAGCTTTAGCTGTTAAAAATTTAGAAATATTTGTTACTAAAGAATGGGTAACTCAAAGGGACGGTAAAGTAAGGGACGCACATTACGCACTTGACGGTGTTGAAGTTAATGAAAATGAAAATTTTTCTGTTGCTGGTTATTCAATGAAATACCCAGGAGATAGTAGCAATGGCGCACCAGCTAGTCTAATATGTAATTGTAGGTGTACTGTTGTGTACCACGAAAAGAAAGTGTAAGGAAAGTATGGATAATTTACAACATAAAACAGTAAAACTTTTAGCTACTGATGAAGTAGAGGGTAAAGTCGAGGCTGTGTTTTCAAATTTTAATGAAGTCGATTCAGACGGTGATGTTGTTTTACCAGATTCAATCAAATCAGGGTTTGG